AACCCTTTGATTAAAGAAGCCTGTACTTGCTGATGGTCTGTAGGATCATCGTAATGGCCATCATCATGATAAATGGATAGCACATCGGTAATTGTTGTCCCAGGAGGTGCTTTGTCAATAAAAGACCGGGGGGTTCCTAGTAAAGCTATTCCATTATTACCACCTTGAAAAAGGGAACCCAAACCGTGGGTATCCAGTTCATTCAAGTCGAGGTGAAGAACATCTGTCTCAGTCCAAACCCCTGCTGTGGAACCTAATGACTTTTCAACATATTTCCCGTCATTTTCAAGACCCGGAGATGTGGACGGCCCCGTGGTGGTTTCTCTATCACCAGGCCAGAAAGCATAAACAACCCGTTCGGTAACAGGATTACTCCCGAAGCGTCGAGCCACATGGTCGAAATCACGGATGTGCATACCGGTTTCAACGGTCCCTCTCCCAATAACATTACAGATAAGGAATCGGGTCGAAACATCACCATTCATGCTGCCACCATAACCATATTTTTCATGGGAACTTACGGCCCACGTCTGGTTATTAGCATCAAGGAGGGATTGTATTTGATACTGAAGTTCACTCGTCAAACTGATACCTGGAGAAACAATAGACCTTCTCAAGTCCAGCAAGTTATCCAAGGTCACAACATCGGCGAATTCACCATCAGGACGGTCAGAGTGACCAGCAGGAATCTGTCCTAAAGGGCCTTCATAGCCACTGTGGTCGTGCATCGGAGCACCGTTGGCATTAGTTAAAGGGTCAAACCCATAAAGCATTCCAACATTATTATGACGAAAAGCAAAACACATAGGAATTGCATACACGTACCCATCAATGGTGCCAAGGTCTTTTACGGACTGATCATCACCGGAGCCAGCAACCCACAAACCATTATCTTTGAGGGCATAAGCCACAGCACTGGACTCTAACCATGTGGATTCCGTGTCAGCAGGGACGAATGGATATGTCCTAGAACCACCCACATTCAGAGCAGGTCCTTGTAAATCAGACCGAGCACCCTGAGCAATGACTAGAGGGTCATCTGCACCAGGTGACCCTGCCGTTGAATTTGAGAACCCGTCAGGGTGAGTCTTGTAATTGATAGCTTCATCGTCCGTGTACCGGAAACGATATTGTAACTGAACACGCTGGGAAGATTCCAAATCCACCACAGGGTCCACGATTTCATCATCGAGCCAAGTGTTCTCAGGAGATCGCACATTACCATGTCGGAATAGCTTGCTCTGGTCTTCTTCCGGCTTGTTCGGGCGGTTTTGGCCATTCTGTAAGGTCATCCCAGAAACAACCAATGCTGGGGCCGTAGCTGCTAATGTGATGTAATTACCTGTCCAGGGAACAGCCAAATTCTGTCCTGCACCAGCCACGATAGATTCGATAACCACGATATTCACATTAGTTTTTGCTTCTACCATCGTTGCAAAACTATTCAGGGGATTATTAAGAGCCGTTGTGATATTCACTGCTGTGGCACTCTCGTCAACACCGATGAGAAACTCGTCAACTAATGTGACTACGGTTCTGGCCGTCAGGGGGATACTGTTAATAGTGAGGGTGTCCCCATCACTAGGGAGTGAAGCAACCTGTACTGCTCCTGATGCACGAGGACTCGGAGCAACCAAAGCCACCCACACCTCCAGCCATACGAAATCAGTTCGTTGGGGGGCATCAGGGGCAAATATAGGAGGTTCAGGTAACTGAATAAGGTTTCGGTTTGGGGTTTCGGTATTTGTATACTCAATCACCACGGTACGTCCGGCTACCAAAGCCGTCATTTTAGGCATCACAAAGGAATCCACCAAAGTGTCGCCGTCTTTCAAACCCTCACCAGAGTCATCCGAAACTTCTGAATCCGTTACGGTCCCGTAATCGTTGTACCCATCATCTCTGGAAATCCCACGAAACCAACCTGAATTCAAATGCTCTGCTCGGTATAACCGATTTTCCCATTGAGCAGCATCTTGATGGATTTCAAGTTCCGAATCCAGAACTGGTTTACCGGTCTGCCAAATGACAGATTCAATGGATTTATCACCAGCACTTAAATCCCGAGAAACATCATTAGGAACAGGGACAGAACTCCCTGCCCCTTGGATCCCAGAGTAACTTTTTTTATAGTCTTTGGTCGCCATATCTCACCTTTTGTCGGTTGTCATTTCCTGGCAAATCAGAATGTCAACCGCCACGTTATCGACAAAATGGCAGTTGAGGGCTTTGAAATCACACTGAAGGTTAAATAGTTAGCCAGCAGGTCTTTATTAGTGACATCATATGTAGGATCGTAATTTGCCCCGCCATACTCTGGAGGTATTACATTAGTTGTTACTGAAGGATTCTGGTCATATGTGTGCATCAAGGCCATCTCATTCAATGGTCCTACTGCCTCTGTCTCACCAAAAACCGTTGTAAAATCAACAATGTTTGTTGGGTAGTCTACTGCCATACCTTCCGAATTTCTGAATAGAGCTGAGAATACTTTACGACAAATCTCATTATTGAGTCGGCGTTGTTCTGGTTGGGGAGCATCAGGATTCAGGATATTGCCCGTAGCTTCTGTCCCAATGGCCAACATATTGATCCCATTATTCACCCCGAATACTGGCTCCTGACTGTTTTTGAATAATCGGGCGGCAATAATTCCTGCATCCAACGTGATTATTTGAGGCTTATCCCATTTAACTAGGATTTCCTTTGTTTTAGCATCCCACATTTCCACAAAAAAATGACCCTTTGCAGACCTTGTTAATCCAATATTAGCATCAAGCATGACTTAAACCTTTCCGAATTACAATATGAAAATCCTTTTCAGGGTACGTTTCTTGGAACTTTTGGATTTTCGGGTAAGTTTTATGAGACGGTTTCCACCATCCTTTTACATCTTCAATTCGTACAATACCGCCACAATACTTCAGAATGTCTAAATAAGAACCTTTTACATCATCCTTAGATAGTCCTTCAAACACCCAGAAATCAGGAGTGTATGTTGTCTGTTTACCATTTAAAACCAAAGGAAACCGTTCTACTTCATAAAACCACACACAATTTTTAGCATCTAATTCACGAGCATATTGTAATTCAGATGTAGATCGAAGCCATATTTGTCCTTGACAAGGAGACTCATAATAACACCCTTTTCCGTAACCAGATGCTACAGGAACCTTCATTTTACCTTCGGCCCAAAGTTTTCTGAGAGCAGCTGCTCGTTTTTCTACAACAGCAGGGTCTTGTGGAACTCCTGTTTTAGTTTCTGATATTTTTCTCCGCCACTCGTCTTTTTTTTCAGGGCTAATAGGATGAGACTGTCCTTGTAATTTTAATGATATTTTATCACGGGTTTCTTGTGATCTTGGACCTGTTGAGATCCCCTTATTCCACACCACTTGTTTTTTTCGGGCTTTTCTGATTTTTTCCTTAGCTTCTTCTGTATGATGAGTTCCTTTTCGATGAGAACTCCTGCTTGGTTGTTTACGCCCTTCAGCATAAGCCTTTTTCAAAGATTCAGACAATTTTTTCTTTGTCTCATCTGTAAGTATTCTGCCTTTATGTGATTCAGAGTTAGCTTTTCGGTGTGTTTCTGATTGTTTCCGGCCTGTTAAAGATTTACTGATCTTAGACCCTATCTCTTGACGTTCCTCATCTTTCAAAGAAGCCCAATATTTACACATAGCTTTAGCTTGTTTATTTCGATCCTCTAATGATTTAGGTTTTCTTTTATAAACACCACTAGGCATCAGAAACCACCTTTTCTACATTCGGTTTGTCCCACTCAGTCAGGACCTTCCCACTCTCAGCATCCCACATTTTCAGATGGAATGAACCTTTGGCTCTATCCATAAATTGGGCTGCTTCTTCATACTGAGACTGCATCATAGATTTCATCCCCTGATTGCTTTTTTTCATCTGTTCTTTAAAATACATTTAGTTGCCTCCTACCAAGGCTTTAAGATAACCATATTATCACCCGTAGATGATGCCGTCCACTCCATCTACTACTATACCACTACTAGCATCCCACATCTTAACAAAAGCAGCACCTAATCCATTTGGGTTGGGTGTTCCATTTGGATTGGGGCTTATATCAGTAAAACCCGAAGGTGGAGTATTGTCCAATGCCGGCCACTGAACTGTTTCCTGCAAAGGAGTATCCGTGGATACATACTGAGACTGACCGTCTAAGTATACGATAGGATAACCAATCTGTATATACCATTCGGTACTTCTGTTGGTTTTCCCCCCCTCCTCCCCACGAACTACACTACCGGACCTACCTATTGGATAAAGAACTGCTTGATCTAAATGAGGTCCGAGAACACCACCCAGAGGTTGCATCAAGCCAGCTTTCCATGTCTCAGGTACCCCAATGGAAGGTGTACCACCACTCACGGCTACAGGGCCAACATAACCACCACCACTACAGAACAAGGTTGTCCCCGGGAGGCCGCCTCTTTGCTCAAAGGCGTCAGGTTTCGGGAATTGAGGACCTTCCCAGAATTTAGTTCCTCTGAAATCTAAAACATAAGCACCAACTGCTTTTTCTTCAGTTTCAGAGTACCCAGAGAATCCTTCAGGGAGAGTCCCCTCTCCAGCAATGGCAATTAAACCACAAGAACCATCATTGGTAACTTCCATGAATTCCATAGATTCATACAAGGTTTCAGCATCAACTTCATGGTCAAGAATCCTAAAGTCACCAGTATCCGCTGTATGAGAAGTAATCTGTTTGTTGATCCCATTGGCCTGACTTAATGGAATTGGAGGGGTACCCTCATTCAACTTGGTAACACTGTCCAACAAGGGTTGACTTTCCAGATACGTATTCGTGACAGGCTTGCCCGGTTGGAAAATAATGTTAACCGGCACATGATCACCAGAGAAATGCAAATCATCGTAATTGGCATCCTGACCCAAGGTGATGAGCTGAGAATCCTTATCAAATGTCCAGGACTCCCTAGTGTAAATAGTGTCCCCATCCACGATTTTATAGATGTCTTCTGCATAAAGATGAGTTGGAAGCAGAGACACTCGACGATTATCAATTGTTTGCACAACCACATTTTCCAGAGTGGTGTCCTTGGTCAACTCACCACTCGTGATGACGTTGTACTGATTAAGAACCATATGCTGGGGGGCAATATAATCATCTGTCAGAGCTTTGAAAATCCGATACCGGACCCAATCCCATCTTTGCTGCGTCACGGAACGGGAATCAAAAGACCCAAATCCCAGAAAACCAAACATAGACGAAACATAAGGTATTTGTGAGTATTCAACATTCACCCAACCTGCTGAAGGTTCATTCGTCTGGTTAATGAACCCAGTCCCCCGAACATCAGACTCCTGTTGATAATATGGAGGGGGTGGTAAATCAGGACGGTACATTGTAACACCGAAGTCGGCTTTCATAAGAAGCCTGACTTCCACGTCCTGCCGCCAATCCATCACTGTAATCTCAGGCCCTACCGAGGCTGAGTTTGGAGCTGTTGAACTATCCGTCCGAGGCAACTCCCACGAGTTGATGTGGTCTTTTTCCCCACCATTCCAGATACCTAAAGTACGAATACATTGAGCATCAGGAGTAGGATGATATGAAATGGTACGCCATCGGACGGTACTTGATACACCAGTGAGGTTTGTTGCACCGAACAGGAAAGTATCCGTGCCTGTCCCACCCAGGAACAAATCAATGTTCCGAGTCGGGGTCATGAGAACATCATCTATGAACACTGAGAGGACACCCAAAGCACCGACGACTCGGTACGTGTGTGTTTCCCCGTCCGTCCAGTCGAAGTCATACTCGTGGACAATTACACCTGCCGGGTCAAGCAACTGAATCTTAGGGGTTGTGCCGTCGGTATTCAGTCGAGCACCAAACCAATGATTTAGTCCGATATCAGCTTGGAAAATTATTCCAGTATCCCCACTTACATCCGTCGTGTAAGCATCCACACCGAATTGAGCCTCAGCAATACGATAACCTGAATCATTTGTAAAATAAGTGGTGTCCACAGAAGCTCGGTACCTCTGTGTCTGGCCTGATCCCTGAGTTATAACTAAATCATATTCCTGTCGAAGAACAGAAGCATCGGAACCTGATACAGTTAACCATCCTTGTTGTTCAGGGTCTTGAATCCCAGACATCGTAACAGAGGGAATAGTAATAAGCCGACGATACTCTAACCCAGGGAAACCTTCCGAATACAGAATAGTTGCAAGCCGTACTTCCCGTGTGCCATTGTTGATAACAACTTCAGCATCACCTGCCCCTAGAACTCCAGAATCTACTTTGAACTTCGCTCGGATATCAACCCCTGCATCTTCATTTACAAAGGGTTCAATACGAGAGTACCCAAAAGTATAATCCAGGGTATCACTGGCCACTGGGGATTTCAGAAGAAGGACATCAGAATCTACTTGAGCTGTCCCGAAAGATTGGGTAGTAAACCACGGATTTTCAGAATGATCTTGAGGAAGTTCATCCATCTCTGTCTGCACAACAATAGCGGGTACATTCAAAGTGGTAAAGTCTGGAATCACACCGTAACGGAAAAATGACCATTTTACACGATTTGCTGCCAGATAACTCAGAGAACCCCAGAAAACTTGCCCTGTGCCAGAGGTATCCAGCACTAATGCCGATTCTGAGGGTACAGGCCAAGGATCCACACTGCCATTTAATTGGAAAACAGTGGCCGAAATCTCACCGGCTATCTCCAAAGAAGCTGACTCATTAGCCAAGTCGACCACAAAACGATAGGTTAAAGGATTTTCGTCCCAACGTACCTCGAACACAACCTCTGGATTATCCTGCTCCCACATTGTTGGGTCTGCCGGGAATTCTTCTGCAATAGTAACTGTCGTAGAGCCATCACATTGAGGGATGACTGAAGTAGCAGTATAAACCCCAGCTTGTGCATGATCAAATATCTGGAACTTCATCCCAGACTGAAAATCTATCGGGACCAAATCAGACACAATTCTGAGGGTGTTTGAATCCAACACAGAAGAAGCAGCGGTCGGGCCAAGAGTCCAAGATTCTCGATACTCTGGTTTCTTCGGGTCGATGAGTACCCCTAAATGCCGAATATCATTGATAACCAGCAGACCTACTTGGTACAAATGGTTATTGTCATGGATCCCGAAACCTACCCCCGTGAACACTCCTTCCAGAATGTAATCTTCAACGATGAACCGGGTGGCCAAGGTCGTAGCAGCAGGGAATGTTAAATCCACTTCCCGATGATACATGGTCACAGTTCGGAGATCCGGTTCAAACTCAGCAGGTAGAACATCAATCAGAGTGTAAGTTCCTTCACCGACATCTACCCAACCCGCATCTTGTCCTTCCAATAGCCAAGCAGGGGACGACTCAGGGGGTATCTCTGTACCCTCATAAGCAACAGACTCTCCTGTCACTGTCCGTTCAAAATCATCTACAGCAGTAACATAAGGATTCTGATTCAACAAAAGACTTGTCGGGTCATTCAAGAGAGCGGAGGCTTCTTTCTCATAGCCCATGTACCGATGGCCAATTTGTAATGGTTTGGGTCGGTCAATGGGTCCCAGCACTATTCCCATTGGGAACCTGACCGGAACCTCATCCATCTTAAATGGGGTTACCCGAGCAGGCGAGGTTTCGATATACAATGGATCACCGGGAGGCTGACCATGAGCTGCTGGATTTGTATGTCCAGACTGTCTGTCCCATTGGTTCAGTACAAGACCTGAAGTATTCAGTCCGGCCATCTCCATAATAGGAGAAGCCATCCAATAATAATTCACTGTAACTTCAGGAGGTGGGGTGCTATAAACAACCGGAGTTGTTAATGAAATCTTACCTAAATAAGGATTAACCTCAGATACTTCCACAGCAACACCATTTACTAAAACTTCCACATCTTGTTTCGTGGCTGGGGTGGCATCACCCCAATCTTTAGTAAGCGGCCCACGCTGGGTCATGATATAATCACGGGTGTCAGGAGCAGAACCTATGAAGTAAACACTAACATCTTCTACCTCAACCTGTCGAGGTTTTTGAACCCCTAATCTATCAACCTCTACTTTATAAGTTTGAAACTCTCCTGACTGAGACATTCTACGGTGTAAACGTAGGATACTCGGTGCTACTTTCACTTTAGTAGCTGGACCATCAGCAAACCCAACGGGTCCCCCGAAAGTCCCCACCAAAGTTTTTAACCGGTAAGAACCAGAATTAGGTCCGGCTGTAAAAGTCAGGATTTCGCCCTCAACTGCACCCTCCCAAGATTGGAAAGGATCTTCCAGAATATCTCCATTCACAGTGGCCGTTCCAGACAACCCTGTCGGAGAAGTCGTATATGCTCGGTGTACTGAATCATCCCCTACTGGGAAGAACAGGACTTCTTCCACTCTGAAGTTCCCAGTGTAATCCTCAGCTACCTGAACCGGAATCCCCTCATTATCCCCAATGTGTTCAGAGTTAGGACCGTCCAGAATCGTCAGAATGGCCCCCGGTTGGATGGATGTGAAATCTCGTGTGGCATCGGTAAACAATGCACGGTCCAAAAGGGTTTCCCCCTCAGTCCCGGTCACACGTTTGGCACCCAACCAGAACTTTCTGAAATCCTGGTAATAATAAGTCGTGAACTCAGAGGACCACGTGTCCGTGAACAACTGGCCGAAACTGTCAAAGAATAAGTGCCTGTAATCATAGAGAGTATGACCAGGCTTCAGTGCCCGCAAAACAATCTGAACGTTTCGGGCCAGATTGAAAGGGTCTTCAGAAGGGAATTTTTGGATAGGGATGTCTACCCCGTCAATCTCCACAGTCCCCACTTCTTCACTGATGTTGATTTCAAATGTGAACTGATCATCAGGACCCCATGCCGACTGACCCTTCATTTTCCGGGCTTCTACACCACGTTCGATTACTTCGATGGTGGCATCTGTCAGCAGCTCAATCCCGTCCTTAATCACATCAGGCTTGGCTCCTTGGAGAAGCAAGCGAACCATACGTTGAAGGAATTCACGATAACTTAAATCACCCTCAATGTCTGGCCAGCCATCGGTCTTAGCATCTGGGAACACCAATGAACCCACAATCTGCCAGAGAAACTCCGGTCGGGTGTAATCGGTGAAAGCATCAGACATTATTTCCTGAGCTGTGATTTGGATGTCAGCAATCTGTTCGGCTGCTGCCTGAAACTGGAGATTGTAGAAAGGTCCAGACACTTGGGACACGTAGTTACTCGGCAACACTTTCATAAAAGCCAACATAATCCGGTCTACTTGGCTCCGGACAGCATTCTTCCTATTCTGACTATCGCCCAGAGGTGAAGGATTTTGAGGGATAGATGATGGAAATAGATTTTTATCTCTCGGTTCATTTGCCATCAATTACTCCGTCTTCCACCACTAACCAAGGATGAAAAGTCTGTATCTTCATCATACGTAAAGTCCAAATCACCCAGTTGCAAATACTGAATTGGGTCAGGATTGATATTCTTCACGCCTGTATCATCAGACACAACATATGTTACCTGGTAAACCTGGTCCAAAGGAGTGTCTGCCGTCGGCAAGGCCACGAGAACTCGATTAGCTGTAATCTCTACTCTATGTTGAACAAGCTCTGCATCTGTAGCAAACGGGTACAGGACAGCCAAAGTTTCATCGTCAGAATATCTTGGGATATTCATCCCTTCATTTCCGATAATATATGCTCCCTTTTCTGTTCGATTCAAAGGAACACCGTGGGAATCAGGAGTGGTGTCGTAGGTTTCCAGTAATTCATAACCCTGGTATACACCCTTGGTTTCGTTAAATTCTCCACCGCCGTTGGCTGTTCCAGATTCCAACTGGTTCTTCAGAATGTAAACAGACACCAAATCTGTAGACCACTCAGTAATCTCCTCATAATCAATCTCGGTGTCCGTTAAAACACGTTCTAAAAGAGCCTGAGAGCCATCTGTACGTGTCATCTTCGTTAAAGGTACAACGACATAGGAAACACCCTCTACAAGCTCTACGGCCCCAATTACATCGGATTGCCGTACAGGGGTTCCCAGTTTAAAAGTCCCAAACAACCTGGACAGTTCGGTTCGGACATCACTGTCCACCACATTGACTTTATTGTTTTTCTTCATTACGATGGTAGCTGTGATATCCACTCCAATAGGGAAAGAATCTTTAGCCAAAACATCAGCTGTAATGTTCCGAGCCTTCTCCAAATCTTCTTGAGCAGTCCCAATTAGAGAATTGACTTCGTAGGTCACGACAAAGTTCTCATCGTGGCTATAAGCCACGGAAACTTCCTCACCCTCAGTTATCCGGCTCAAGGAAGTAGGAACAATACCCATTGGGTAATCTCCAGCCTCATCTACAAATGTAAAATCAGGTTCCACGTCAGGATGATAAGGGCCATAATATTCAACGGTTCTCTCTACGTTGTAAACCCGAACAGTGATGGGATTGATTCCCAAGTTATCCAGGTACTCAGTGCCACTCAAAATCACATGTCGTTCATCTGACACCACAACAGGGTCCCCGGATGGGATTTGAATATAATCCCCAACTGGCTGCACTACTTGTAAATAATCACCGGATTCTGTAGATCGTCCTAAATCTAAAGGCTGGCTACCTGCAAATAATTTGAAATAATCTTCATCCACAGTTTGAGTGGACCCAACTAAACTTGTCACTGACCGCACAGGCTGACGTTGGAAAACATACTCATTACTGGTTCGGTAACGGTAAGACCCACGGAATACATCCGTCAGGGCAATGTTAGCCGGGTCATTGAGATTCGAGGACAACTGGATGGTGTTGTAAGTCATGATTTCCACGTCCGTCAGGTCAAATACCTTGCCCGTTGTGTCATCCGTAAACATGAAACCCCAGGCTTCATTATCCAACATCCCCATAATTGGATTGTCTACGGAGAGGTTGGCATCAACGGCTCTGAATTTCAAATCCCTAATATCCCCAATCGGTTCAAACTGACCACGGTTCACAATCTCGAAGGAGAATGCAAAGCTATCCTGAATGGTAGCCATGTTTTCACCACGGACCCACACATCTACTTTACCGCCCGTGTGCTGGTCGGTTTCAGGATTGATATCCCGAAGCATGAGGGAATGGCCTGCATCAACCACGGTAGATTCCAGAACCCCACTGATGTTGTTCGTGGTCTGTACATATCCACGGTAAGTCCCCGTATCTACACCAGATAATGCTCCATCGGCCCGTGTGGCCAACTGATGATTAGTTTCGAGGTCACGGCCACCATAGGTTTTTACATCGTTATAACAGAGGACACTCTGTGGACCACCTTGAAACGAACGAATCTGACCGGGTGCAACGTCGCCAGCACCCCCGGGATTCACAGCCTGGACGTATAACCTGGTAAAATATCGACCAGTTACAGGGTCATAAGAAGACCCAATCCCCGTCGAGGTGATATAACCACTAGAGGTCGTCCTGAATTGCTGGCTTCCTGCAAAAGCAATCGTCCCCAGAGGGATGAAGATTGAAGTCGTTGGCTTGGTCGTGACGTAAGCTACTACCTCACCACGAGAACGTCGCCCTATGTTACGAACAATCCCTCGCTGGGAGGCCAATTTATCAAAAGCATTGTCAATCATGTTCTGCACATCCGTATTGGATTGCAGATAGAAAGCCTGCTTCAAAGCTAATTTGTACGGTGAATTGTTCACCGTGATAGAAGTCCCATTTTTGTTCGGGTCATCAATGTCCAACAAAGTGGCAAAAGCCTGACAAGCCTGGATGAACCCTAGGATGAAACGGATACGTTCAGCCTCACTAGAGAAGGGGTCTACAAAAGTGTCCCGAATCACTGAACCCGGTTTGATATCCAGCTCGGGATGTGACCTGTAAATGGACAATGACACGTTTTTGACAATCTGTTGCCTAGATACTGTCGGTAAAGCCGACACCAAAGGAGACACGATGATTGGAGTTGCCCCAACTTCAGGAGAATAAGAGGATTCATACTCTTTCCCGTCAATTAGATACCGAGCGGTGACTACATAATATAAAGAGTCCGTGTTCAGCATAGCTGCAAATTCTGAATGAGGTACTGCGGGATAGGCTTCAGTCAAACTGGCCGTAGCTTTACGGTTATGAACAAATGAGAACCGGTTTAATTCCTGCACACCGTTGAATTCCATTGTGGCTCGGAACCGGGTAGTGGTATCAGATATACTGATACGTTGGTTCAAATCTGTTTGGAGGATTACTCCAGTCCTGTCTTCCTGAGTGCTAATCATATGAATATACTGAGGTTCAGCTGCCATACTCCCATCTTCATCCCGAACGATATTGGCATCCATGTCTAATTCCCCAAGAGGGGTGATTTTTTCATAGACTTCCCCAGAAATAACAGAACCAATTGAAATTTGTTTGTAACCAGTAGCCCCACCCCCAGCCTCCACTGAGGCATAGAATAAATAACCTGTGACGTTGGCATCATCCAAACCATCCACGTAGACTTGGACTTTGTTATCCAACCGTTCAACATAAATACCACTGGGAGCAACGACTCCAGCTTTCACATCTCGTTCCAAAGAAAGGTTAGCCTGGATGCTCCCGACCGGAGAAGTGTCCCCATTGGACATAACTGCCCGTACAGAAATGGTATTATCTCCAGGGAGAAGCTGTAATCCATCAGGGAATGCCGCAGGATTTGGTATTGAAAAGGAAGTCCCTTCAAATGAAATCATATCAGGGTCAGATGAAAAGGCCCCATTCCTCAAAGAAACCTGCATATCTACAGTGTCCGCATCAACCGTCCCATTGAACGAACGAAAGGACAAATCCGTTGAGAAAATATATTCCGACCGGAGGACATTATCAGGCCCATAAAATTTAGGTGTTCTTGGATCTTCTGTCGTCATATTATCACTCCGTTGGGATACCGTTGATGGTCAATTGATTGGGGTAAACCCGATCCTCCCCTAATCCCACAGCCTCGGTTCCCAGCATGAGTCCATTCGACCCCATTAAAGCCACTGCCGAAGGAGCCGTAAATACAATACTCAGGGTCACAGGGCCACCCGAAGCATTCCGAACTGTTACATCAATCAAGAATGTCGTCTGGTCCTGCTTATGCGGGACAACTTGAACATTTAGAATCGAATAAAGTTGTTCTTTCAAAGTAACTTGCTGATATTTACCCTGTTCAATCTGCTGGGATTGGAAATGAGCCAGAGCATTCCTGACATCCTCACTAACCAACATGGATACCCCAGACACAGCTTTCGACCCAATTCGACTCATAATCCGAGTCCCATACCACGTATGGTAAGGGTTACTACCTATATCTGTCAGGAGAATTTTCAAACATGCCTGATATAGTAAATCCTCATTTTCAATCATAATTGACTGGCCGTCAATCCCATATCTATAATCGTTTTCTACATAAGTCCCACCACAGCGTAGGCATCTTTCTGGAATGACTGTATAAGAAACCTTAAACAAAGGACTGCCTTTAACAGGGAAGTCGAATACCGGGAAACGATTCACCAAATCATCTGTACGCCGAGCAAGATTCCAGCTTGGATAAATCTGGAATCCTCTGGCACCACGTTGATTTGAAGCACCTTTATTACACTCAGAAGAACCAAAACCAAAAGCCTCAGCTGCTTTCCCCCGTACTTTCACATAGGAATTAGGGCCGACGGTCGTACCGTCAGAAAAGACCAGATGGCCATTGATATTTTCAACTACAGCAACCGTAAATTGCTGTTTTTGGATTTTTTGGATAACTTGATCTGTTGTCAATCGACTGATACCCGTAACCCCAAAAGAAACTGTCGAAGTTCCTGATGAGGTTTCTACTGTCAGAGCATCTTCCCCCTCAGTTAAATCAAAGGGGCCAGAAGTAGAACCAAAGAGTTGGGCAACAGAATATAAACCACCCAGTGGAACAAACAGTTCATCATTAACCATCACTCGGACAGTCCCAGACCCCGCTATTGGTTGTCTAGTAAGCAATGAACGTCGGTCATCACCGAGAAGAACTCCTTCTTCGATTGTTCGGTGATCGCAGGGCCATGCTAATTGAAATTCTCGTGCCATTCAACAGACTCCTCCTATAGTCTACCAGTAGGTTTTTATAGGCATTGAACCGAGTCAGCAGCCCATTTCAAACCGATTCATTTCCGAAGCCACATCCTTAAACGTGAACCCATACAACGGAACCAGAGGATTAGGGGAAAAAGATTCCACCAAACCGTTATCACCCGTCTGATAAATCAGTTGGTACATCTCCTGAATTACATTTTGAACCAGAAGGCCAGAATCAAAACGCCCTTCATCAGGTTCAGGTACGCCACCAACCACACCACCGAAAGCAGTGACGAGAACCTCATCACGTTCTTGGATTAGCTGCTCCCGTAAATCACATTGTTTGATAATATTCCATTCCATATTCTGAAGGCGCTCTTTGATTTCTTTGTTTGCCCAGTTTCTAACTTGGTGCATTCCTGTAAGGATGGTGTCAGCATCGTAACTACCCTGAGAGATACGCCCACCTTGACGAGCTGCATAATACCGGTCGGTCTTCGCCCAGCCACCCATTGAAGGGCCATAACCAGAGTCAACAGGATTTCCATCATTGTCCTTAATCATAACAGGCTGTTTGTCTTCGTTATCATCCACTGACTGTGGAGCAACAACACCACCGTGAGGGTAACTTGCTTGTGGGTACATGAACGGAGAGATATCAAAAGGATTACCCCCGTTGGCCACATAAGCCTGCATCAAACGACCGACATTTGAATCTGCCGTGACTGAAATAGACGAACGGGTTTCTGTCAACTCTCCTTCTTTTGAGGCTTGATACTCAACGGTAACATGACCAATCCGGTCAATCTCCGCACTGATAGTGTCAATACGGGCTCCAATTTCTTTTCGGTTTCTGAGAAGCCAACTGGTAGTTGCTCTGAAATAACCAATAGGCCATGTAACCATTTTATCGAATGAACTCATAGTAACCTCCTACAAAACATCTGGCGGATCATCTTCGGTTATACCTTCAGCTTCTGCCAAGCCATTTAATGGGATTCCATCTGGTGGGTCTTCCCCAGCCAGAGAACCGTCCCCTGGAGGACCATCTTCTTTTTTAAATATCA